AACAGATTGCTGAACGATTAATGTTACTTGGGTGGAAACCTAAGAAGAAAACAGATAAGGGTCATGTGATTGTTGATGAGAAAGTATTATCTCAAATACATAATATACCTGAAGCTAAATTAATAAACAGATTCTTAATGCTACAGAAAAGAATTGCTCAAGTCAGTTCTTGGATAGAAGCTATTAAGGAAGATGGTAGAGTGCATGGCAAAGTTATTACCAATGGAACAATAACAGGAAGGATGAGCCATCAGTCGCCCAACATGGCTCAAATTCCTGCTGTGTACTCTCCTTATGGTAAAGAATGTAGGGCATTATGGACAGTAAACAAAGGTTATAAATTAGTAGGTGTTGATGCTTCAGGACTTGAGTTGAGGATGTTAGCACACTACATGAATGATAAGGATTATACACATGAAGTCGTTAATGGAGATATACACACTACAAATCAAATTGCTGCTGGTTTGGCATCAAGAGATGAAAGCAAAACTTTTATTTATGCATTCATCTATGGAGCAGGTTCAAAAAAAATCGGAAGTATCATTGGAGGTTCGGAAAGAGATGGTGAAAGAATTAAAGAAAAATTTCTTAGAGCAACACCAAGTCTTAGAAGCTTACGAGAAAAGGTGGAACGAATTGCTAGTAGAAGATGGGTCAGAGGACTCGACCAAAGAAAAATAATAATAAGATATCCTCATGCAGCATTAAATACTTTGCTTCAAGGAGCAGGTGCAACTGTTATGAAGTATGCGTTGACATTGCTAGAGGAATATGTTAAGATAAAACAAATCAAAGCACTACCAGTAGTGAATGTACATGATGAGTTTCAATACGAAGTCGAAGAGAAAAGAGCAGATGAGTTTGGAATGTTAGCAGTACAATCTATTATAGATGCAGGTAAACAATTAAATGTAAGGTGTCCACTAAATGGAAAATATAAAATCGGAAACAACTGGTCAGAAACACATTAGTACTTTAGCCGAGGATATCAAATCATTAATATCTGGTATCTCGCAAGGTAAGTCTCTGAACATGACAGATGAAAACATGGATGTATTCTTAAAGAATATTAAAGAAGCTATGTTAGCTTGGAATACACCAAGAGTAAGACCTGATAAAGAAGGACAACTAAGAATGTCTTCTATAGGTAAACCATCTAGACAACTATGGTATGATAAGCATAGTCCTAAAGATAGAAAAGATGAAGACTCAGGAATGAATTTAAAATTTTTGTATGGTCATATCATTGAGCATCTAGTATTATACTTAGCTGAGTTAGCAGGTCATAAGGTAGAAGACCAACAAAGAAAAGTAGAAGTTGAAGGTGTGTCAGGACATATAGATAGTATTATTGATGGTGAAATATGTGATGTTAAATCAGCTTCATCATTTAGTTTTAAAAAGTTTAAGTCAGGAGAGATAGTAGGTGATGACCCTTTTGGTTATCATGCCCAGTTAGCAGGATATGAAGAGGGCTGTGGTACAAAAGCAGGTGGCTTCTTAGTTGTTGATAAATCAAATGGTGATATATGTTTTTACAAACCAGATGATATGGCTAAACCTAATATTAAAAATTTAATTAAAGACTTAAAAGTTTCTTTAGTTAAAGATACACCACCAGAAAAATGTTATCCATTTAAAGAAGAGAAGAATGGCAATAAAACATTAGCTATTGGTTGTCAATTCTGTCCTCATAAATGGGAATGTCATTCTGATACTAATGGTGGTAAAGGTTTAAGAGTATTTAAATATGCAGCTAAGAATACTATGTTAGCTGATGTAGTTAAGTTACCTTTGGTAGAAGAGATAACTTCTCAATACAAAGAACAACTTACAAACTTTAGTAAAAGAGTATGAAATGTTTCTACTGTAATGCAGAAGTAAGATGGAATAATGATTTTGATACTGAAGATACTAACCCAGAATCAGAACATAATATAGTTAGTATGTATCAATGTGATGAATGTGATACTTGGTATGAAGTCTTTCATCAAAAAAAGGAAAGTAAATGAACGCAAAACAAATGAAACCAATAAGAAGAAAAGCTAGACATATATTAGTAGCTTGGTTGCATACTTTAATGACTAAAGAAGAAGCAAGTAAAATTAATTATAAAAATGTATTTGCTTTTATGCCTAATCAAACTCATTACTATGATGGTGATACATTTAGACTACAACCTTGGTCATATAAATGGATAGTTAAAAAATTAAAACGCAACCCAGAGTTGACAATCGATGATTTAAATGCTATGTTACAACCAACTGAAAAACAATTAAGAAGACAAAAGATGATAGAACAAGGACCATTATAATGACTAATAAAGATATGTTTAAAGGTACTAACTATGATTCATTAGATGAACAAGTAGATGGAAACCATTATAAAAAAATGAAGATACAACCTGCTTACTTTATAAATGAAAATCGTTTAGAGTTTGCAGAAGGTAATGCTATTAAATATATATGCAGACATAAATCAAAAGGAAAATCAAAAGATATTGAAAAAGCAATTCACTATTTACAAATGATATTGGAGAGAGACTATGACTAAAGAATCACAGATAACACAATTAGAAAAAAGAGCAAGAGGTTTTCGCAGAATTATATCTTCTTTAAATGACTTGCCTATGTATGGTATTAATGAACATCTAGATAAAATACTTCATGTTAAAATAGATGCATTAAAAGACCATCTTAAATTAAAGATAACTAGAAACAATGATAAGTTAAATGAAATGTATACTGAGAGTGTAGATAGTTTAGCTGATGATGATGGACAACAAGGTGAAGTAGCACCTGTTGTTTTAGAAAATAATAATATTAAAAAAATTTAAATGACAAGTATTGAAGATAGAGATGTGGATGCTACATTTGAAAATGAACAAAGTACTGTCACTATTTCTTTAAAAGAATATGATAAATTAAAAGATAAACAACATTATATTACTGATAAAGATTTAATTTCTTGTATAGATAAGATAGAAGAATTAGTTAGAGCAGTAAGAAAACATATAGTAAGGACAGAGATATGACAGATAAAATTGTAGGACTTAATGGTAAACCAGTTAAACCATTAGATGGTGTTTATCATTTAAGACTTTGTTTGATAGGTTCAGATGATATTGATATTAAAAATATAGAAACATTTGGTATGGCAGATGATGGTTTCTTTATGGTTAAATCTCTTTCTAATAAAAGATTTCCTGTATTTATGACTAACCCTGTTAGAATAAAAACAATTGAAACATATATAGATGGTCAAGAACCTTTAACAAAACTTAGTTCTGAAAAAGGTGATGATGATTTTCTTGTAGATTTACTTAGAAAGAAACATGAAGACCAATCCAAAACTTAAACAAAAGAAAAGAACTAAAAGAAAAGAAGCTTACTTGATGAGTTTCAAATTACTTATTAATAATCAAGGACAATTTATAACTGAGTTGTCTAAATATCCTATGGATAAAATTGCTTTACATTTTAAAAAAGAAAATGCTGGTGTGATTAAAGCTTTGTTAAGAGAGTGTGATGCTAAGTTTAGTATCCTGTCTGAAGACTTAGAGAAGATTGCTTCAGATGTTTTTCATTCTTAAATTAATTGTTCTGGAGTACACATATACTTAGTTGCTAACTGAGCATCATTAACATCTTTAATTGTTTGTGTATCTAAAAGTTCTTTAGATATTCTTAAAGCTGCTACAGTACAATCTTTCCATGAATCATAGTAAGTTTCTATTTGTACTGGTGGTAAGCATTGATTGTTTATAAAAGAACATAAACTCATTGTTAATATAAATTTCATTTCTTTTTCTTTCTTTTACATTTACATCTTGGTGCAAATAATAATTTATTCATCCACTCAGTATACCTATCCATGATACCACAAAACTTATATATAAATCTATCTATCATTTTAATATTAATTTCTTAATTGATTTTTCACCTATGTATATTTCTGTTTCTGCTTTAGATTTAATACATTGATATTCAATATGAGATTTACTTTCTCTCATAGCAATTCGTTTTCCTTTTAAACATTTAGACATTGACTCTTGTATTCTATGTTCTTTAATCTCACCATTAACAATCATTAATAAAGCTACAACTACTTCAACCATGACCATTACCATTTGCCCTAACTTTATCTTTTAATTTCTCTACATCATCTAATGCTTTTTCTAGTTGTGTTTTAAGAAATTCTATATTAACTTTGTTAGTCATATTTTGTTCTTGATTTTTAATTAATTTTTCTACATCTTCAAACAAAGCTTCGATTAACATAAACTGTTCTTGGTCTGTTGGTTTCTGTTCTGATTTTTTAAGTAGGTCTGCTTGAAATAATTCTCTTGATGTTTCAAGAGATGTTAGTCTTGCTGTTACTTCTGTATAAGCAAACACACCCATAGCGACTGCTACAACAATCCCAATCATATTTTTAACTGGCATACTTACTGATGTGTCTTGTGATATTTTCATATTAATCCTTTGGTACTGGTAGTATTATTTCTTTATCTGTATCTTCTGTTAAATATTTTGGTATTACTAATTTCTTTTTGTTAGTTATAAATTTATCTCCCATTAAAGTAATATCAGGATTTTCTTTTTTATAATTATCTTTTAATTCATCCCAATGACTTTTATCATTTTCAGGTCTAGTGTTATCCCTTGCAGGAGT